TAGCAGACAAGGTAGTAAACGCGCCAGCCGCTGGGGTTGTAGCACCCACAGTACCGTTTAAAGCACCGCCAAACTTAGTGGCTGCAAGTGTAGTTCCGTCCCATGTCAAGGCAGAAGAAGCGCCAAAAGCACCAGAGCTATTGAACTGCAACTGCGTATTAGAGCCTGCGGCTGATCCGCCGCCCACATTGACAAAGTCAGAGCCATTCCAAGCAATGATCGCCCGCGTACCCGCCGCTACAGTAATACCTGTAGTTGGGCTTGTGGGGCCACCACGTACCGTAACCGCATAGCCACCTGTCGTGTCGTTAATAACAACATAGGTCTTACTCTGCTTGGGGGTGTTGATATTACGAGCCGCTGTACGTGCGCCTGTACACAGGAGAACTGCGTATTGGGAGCTATTGGCTGTCAGACCCGTAGTTAAATCAGTGCCTGTAGTAACTGCCAAATTAATGTCTGTATCAACCGTAATTGTTTGCGTACCAGCAACGGCAGCGTCAACAATTTCGGAAATGGCGTTATTAACCGTAGCGCCCCAAGTGCCTGTTAAGGTACCCGTGGTCGGGAGGGTCAAGCCAATTAGCGCTGTATTTGCCATTTAATGCTCCTACTGAGTAGAAATTTGTGTCCAACCGGGCGTTTCTGTATTAACTATATCAGTCCAGCCCGGTGTTTGTGGATTGCTGATATTCTGCCATGTAACGCCTTGCGTGTCATCAATAATTTCCCACAAGAATCGCCCACCATTTGTTTCTGTTATTGCCATCGTTTCCGTCCGGCTAACTTGGTAGTTCGCACCACCAGTATTCGTATCCGTGATCGCCGCAGTTTCAGTCAAAAACTCTTGGTAATACGTGCCTACTGTCGTTCCCTCTGTAATACCCATCGACTCTGTGATGGTCATAATCAGCACAGCCACCTGTGCTTCTGCTATTGCAATTGACTCCGATACATTACCCAAGAATGTAGCAACTGCCTCTTCTACACTCACAATCCCTAACGAATCCGAAACACTTTCGTTGTAGCTTGTCTGCGCTGCGTTTACATCTGTAATCGCCTGACTATCCGCCACACTAGCGTTGTAGCTGGTTATTGCCGCATTTGCGTCAGCAATCGCCATTGTCTCAGTGACAGAACCCGCAAACCCAGCTACAACAGACTGGGCTTCAGCAATAGCGGCAGATTCATCTACTGCCACATTCATAGTCAGCGCTACAGTCTGAATATCCCGAATACCTTCTGTCCCACTCCACGACCCAGAACCCCAAGCATCTTGACCCCAAGCCGTACCGCCAGTCAACGACTCTGTAATACTTACATCAATCAACAGCCCAGCCGCAGGTGCATCAGCAAGTAGGGCGGTTTCTGTAACGCTGACAGGGAAAGTTTCTCCCCCGCCCCATGCGTTTTCACCCCATGTGCCGTCACCCCAAGCTAACGCCATATCAAGTCAATGTTAATGTGTATGTAACCGCAATTGTGTCGCCGTTAACAACCGCTTTAGAACTAGAGAAATCACCAGCAGAGAACAATGTGCCAGTCGTTGAATCTTTAGTTGCGCTACCGCCAATGTTAATGAAGCAGCCTGCCACAGTACCTGTGCTGGTCATAGAGAATGACACGGCAGAAGACGTAGCCTTGCTAGACGCAGAAGCCGCAGCAAATGATGGTGTGGGACGATTGCCAGAATAAGCAGGAGCGTTAGTGCCGCCCACTTCCAACCAGCTTGCGTGAGAAGCCTGTGTATCTGCGGCTACGGCTGTTCCCGTACCTTTTAAACCCATTACAACTGCGCCAGCGGCTGAGTTACCAAGGATAGTGTCCAAGGTCAAATTCTTACCAACGGTAACAACTAAGTTTTGAATAGGTTCGTCCCACTTGATAAAGCCATCTGCGCTGTAGCAAATAGCATGGTAGTAGCCTTCAATTGCCACCTCATCAGAAGGCGCTGTGTTGTATTTGGTAACTGCGGCTACTTGGTCGGTAGCGGTCATTTTGTCTAAGCTCATGTAAGGCTCCTTAATTGGAAGAACGAATTAACGAAGTGGTGGGGCCGTTGGTCGGCATTGCAATTGTGAACTTAGTTGTAGAATTCTTGTCAGAACCAAAATCAAGAACGGCCACAGACTTATTACCTTGGGTAGAGTTGTAAATTAAAGCGCATCGCGCTGTGAGCGCCGCTGTCCAAGCAACGTTAGGAAAGCCTACATACGCCGTATAGCCAGATGTACTGACTGTGATAGGCGTCAAAATAGAACCTCCTGCTGTGTAGCCTGTAGCAACAACTTGCCCAACTAGATCAACTGAATACGCAGTTGTATCTTCATTTAGGTTTGCATTGGCAGTGTACAAAGCAATTTTAATAACGTCAGTCGTCAGGTCATGAATACCTTGATACAACTGCGCTTTAAAACTTGTGGTTTGGGTTTGGACAATCGCCATATCACGTTACTTTCTGACGGAACTGACCAGAACGATAAGCGTCTTGACGCTCCATACCATCGCCCAAACGTTTTGCCAATGCAAGAGCTTCTTGATACTTGCCGTTGTATAAGCCCATCATGTCGGCCTCACCCTTCATGTAGGTGTAAGCCTCAACCAATGAGCCATACAGTAGTACGGTATCAAAGTTATCACCAAGCCATGTGCGGCCATCTGAATTTGTCACAGTGGCAACTGGAATAGAGAACGAGGAGCCCGTGCCACCAATCGTAGAAGCTGCTGCGCTTAGTGAGTTTCCAACAATATAACCTGTACCGCCCTGCGTTAAAGTAACAGAAGTCACTGCACCGCCAGAAACCACAATGTTTGCGACTGCGCCTGAACCTGAACCGCCAGTTAAGGATACGTTTAAGTAAGTACCGCTAGTGTAAGCACTGCCCCCTGTAATTGCGCCAAGAGTGGCTACAGGAGATTGAACAATAGACTCAGGATAGAAGTAATAGTGCAACTCAACGTTGTAGTTTGCATCTGGCGTAGGGCCAACAATGAATGACAACTCATCAGCATTGGTAGACTGAGGGCCAAACAAAGCGTAATACTTGGGTACACCGGTATCGTTAGGTGTTGGGTATGCTTGGCGAAGAAAGTTAACGTCCTTGTTAAGCAGGTACTCGTATGTACCCGTGTTTAAGTCTGAACCCGTAACGTCCGTAATCACAGCCATTGAATACACTGCTAGAAAGTCAGCGGGGCAGGCAAGATACTTATTGCCGTTAGACATCACACCCGTCACGTTCTTGCGAATAGACGGAAACTGAACTGAGTTATAAATACGCTGCTCAGCCTGCGCCACGAAGACAGGAATCTCCGCCACGAAGTTTGTCTCCGTGTTCTCCGTGTAGGCTTGGATAGCAGCGCTTAACTCGGCGTAGTTCATGCCATTGGGCCTCTGCTCATAACACCCTTGGTAGCCGCGCCGGTACCGCGCATCTTGATGCCGGAAGTTTTAGTTTCGCTTTGGCCATTGTTGTAGTTACCAACACTCATTTTCATGGTGCTAAGGCTACTAATGTCTGAAGGTTTGCCGGGATTAGTCGACATTTTTACTTCTTTGCCAGTCATAGTGTGTGGCTTGGCATAAGTAGCGGCATCGCCAACTTCTTTGCCCATCACTTTTTTGCTAAATTTAGCCATGATTAACCTCGTTTCTGGTTAGCAACTTTGGCCAAATTACGGCCCATAGACATCATATCTGCATTGGTTTTGCCGCCTTTGCCTTTACCGCCTTTAGCACCGCTCTCAATACCAACGGTTGGGCCGCTATCGCCAAGGTTTGTACCTTTGGTTTTACCTGATTTAGTAACGCCATCTGCTGCTTTTTTGAATCCCATTTTAATCTCCTAAGTAACTGTTACCGTAACTGTACCAACATATGCCGTTGCCACCAAGTTATTTGGTGTTAAAGGCGCATCAAAAGTACTCGACCCACCCACTGGGGCCCAGCCCCATTGAATATCTCTAGAACCACCTGTGACGTAACCAGCAGCATCGGGGGCATTGCTAGTTGAGTCCACTGTCTGCAATCCATTTGTACCAGCCGTATAGTAGGTCGAATCCCTACGTGGGTTGCGTACAGCTTGCGGGTCATCAACTGGGTACATACCTAACTGCAATTGCGGTTGATCTGGATCCCAGCACTCAGGACAAACAAGCAGGTTATAAATCTTGGTCTTCTTTATTTCTTTACGAAGTTTTGTAAGTTTGAACTGAAAGCCGCACCTATCGCACATGGCGATACTGTTCTTACCAGATGCAAATCTACTGCCCATTTAAGAACCACCACCAATATACATTTGCCTCGGTACAAACCGCAAAGAAGCATGTTCTTGATCTTCGCCAGCCGCTAACTGCCAAGCTTCATCGTATTGAGCTTTGAGGACGTCCAATCTCTGAGCGCCGTTCTCTACCTTAAGTGCAAGATAGTAGGCGAGTCCAGCAACCAAGCAGGGCAGGAAACGGAAAGGTACATCCATAGTCCTAGCGCCACCACCTGCGTCATCAATACGGCGCATGCGCCAGTAAACAAATTGGTAGGTTTGTGTTCCATCGGGAGTCGGCCAAACAGTCACGGATGGCAAGTTTTGTGAGTAAACAGCAACGCTAGTTAAATGTGATGACGCTGTTGTACCATTTTGGCCACGGAAGCAGTTCATCAACTGGTTGCCACTGATGTAACCGTATTGCACAGTCTCTTTAACAACCCCATCAATCAAAACAAAGCCATTAGTGGGCAGTCCAGCAGTAGAAGTCAACGTAATCGTGGTGGCTGTGGCAGTTATTCCACCATTTAATGTAGTCCCTACGGACGACGTTTGACCATCTAAGCGCTGAAACCACACCTGAATTGGGCGGGCTTGCTGTAATTTATTAGGTATTGTTGCGTAAGTAGAAACACTAATACGGGTAATTGTCAGGTCAGACTGCGTAGAAACATTGCCCTCGCCCGTACGAATAACGTGTTCTAGCAGATCCACAGTATCACTTGGCAGTGCGTAAGTAGCCAAACCTTGAGTAAAGGTAAGCGTACCCTGCTCAAACGTCCACATGTTAATGCCACGGTTTGCC